GTTCCGAGCGTTCAACAGGCTTTTCAGCTTGTTGGTTACGCAGTTGAGTAACATAGGTTTCAAGTTCTTTGACTTTTGCATGCAGTCTTGGAACTTCAGCGTCGTACATACCTTGAAGGGTACGGTACTTCTGCTGCCATGTTTCCTCTGGTACCTCACCAGTCTTCGTCTCGTTCGGCTTTGTTTCAGCGTTCGGAGCAGGCTTCTCTTCACTTACAGGCTCTGCTGGCTCTGGAGCGGGTTCTTCCGGTGGAGTTTCCTCGGGCGGGGGTTCCGCGTTCCCAGCTAGCTGCTTCTCAAGTTCCTCGATTTCTTTCAACTGCTGCGCTACTTGCTTAGGCAATGCCATAGTGTTTCCCTTTCAGCTCCAACTCTGCCATACCGCTCCTCGAAGGTGTGCAGTCAGACATAATGGTTTGCTACGGTTGATATTCGGCTATTTAAGCCGCTCCAAAACTGAAGGTGCTGTTTCCAGCGCCTCCAAAAAATCTTGCAAAACCTTGGCTTGCCCTTGGAGACGGCGAAGCAGATGCTCATCGTCAGCGATGACGAGAGAGGTTTTGACTTCTTCCAGCTTTTGTCTAAAGAGCTTAGTTAAGCCTTCGTGCTCTTGGCCCCTATACCGAGATAGCAAGCCTAAAGTCGTACGATCTGGCTTAACTCCTATGAAAAGATTCATATATAAATGTTAAGCACTATATAGAGCTTTTGTCAACAAATTAAGACAAAAACTCTAGTTTGTACAGTGTGCTGTCAATTAAAGCGACAATTTCGTCAATAAGGTTCTGCAATTCTGAATCAGGAACCATCATCATGCGGTTGTCGTCTATATAACGGCGCAAGCCTTTGAGCATAATAACTGCGTCAGCCTCGCGCTTAAACGGCACTTCTGGGAAGTTAATCAGCCCGTACCGGCCTTGGTAAGCCTCGGCCAAAGAGTCAGTCTTACCCACGATTTCTTCGTAGAACTCGCCCAACGCCTTATGCGCGGCGAAGCTACGAGTACCCAAGTGCATGATGTGCGCGTTAGTCCGCGCGTGGAATAGTTCCATCATTAAAGCTGCGCAAGACGGGGTGGTCATACCTTTAATAGCCATAATTAAACTCCGTTAGGTCTAGGGGATACCATGTTCGATTCCCTACCGCCTACCTGAGAACCGTCGGGCAACATGTTCTTGGGTGCCTTCTGCCCCGGCATACCACCGCCCTGCATGGCTTCCTGCGCTGCGCCCATGAATGTAGCGATCTGCTGCTGCAGTTGTGCGATCGTCTCTTGCTGTTGCTGAATGATGTCTACCGTTGGGCGGTCTGGAACGATGCGGTCCACATTACCCGATAGGTTCCGCGCCGCATCACGTAGTAGTTCTGCAGTGCCGTTCATGCCAACAATCTGCGAAGCGATTGGGCTGTTCAGCACAAGTTGCAAGAACTCATTGCGACGGATGGCTTCCGACTCCTTAATCACCAGCGACTGCGCACCCTTGGCGACAACCTTCAGATCACCGATAAAGTCCGGGTCGTTGCTGTAGCGCAGGTTGTCTTGGTACAGCCGCTCGACGATGGGGATTAGGATGTTCTGGTCGATGTTGCTGATGACCTGCTTGATGCCCTTGCCTGCGTTGGAAATCAACATCGACAAGCCCGACGACGTACGCCCTGCGCCCGCCACGTGTTCGCCTGTCATGTAACGAGGAATCATCGTGTCCTCGTCCGCGCGTTGCGTGAACTTCTCGAATACCGACATCAACTCTTGTGCGTTGCTGCCCGGCTGGAAGAACGACAATGGTGGAGCCGAGTCGTTGTACTCGGATGACTGGAACTGCCACACCTTCCATGGGTACATCTCAGTGATCTCTTCACCAGCCGGTATGCGGGAGATGTTGACCCCCACCTGCGGACCCGACGAGATACCCATGTTGTTCGCCAGTGCTCGTGCCGACGAGTTGACCATAGTCTGTGAGTCACGGCAGAGGTCTGTTACGCCCTTGCCATCGACTGACCCGGGCAGGTTTTCGTAGCTGGTTAAGTAGTACGGCTTGCGCCCCAGTGGGTCATAGTTCAATACCGCACGGATGATGACGTTGCCGATCAACCAAATCTCGCAGGGGTACGACAACTGTGGATCAGGAATCTCTTCTGGCTTCATGCCCCAGTCGATCAGCATCTGCCCTTGGACGGTATCCCACAACTGCAACGCGTCTACCAAGTCATCGGTATGCAGCGCGTACGTTAAGTTCTTACCTTCTGCGGTGGCCTTCGCTGAGTCAGTCCACAACCACTCTTTGAGATTGCCCAGCTTGAAATCATCCAGTACCGTACGGATGGCGTCTTCGGAATACCCCTCAACACCAATTAGCGATTCCAAGTTCTCACGCGTCATTCTATGGCGCTCGATGATGTAGCCATCACCCAGCTTCCACGACCACGGTGCCCAGTAGATCATGAACGGATCGACGCGCTCCCACTCGTTGCGAATCACATCAACTGTGGTGAGTTTGCCATCGACGTACTTCATCGATTTGCGACGACGCTTGACCGGTCCTTTGATCACGCCGTAGGGGAACGTCACGATGTCATCCAAGAACTCGTCAAACGCAGCGAGGAAGTTACCCTCGACCATCTGGTCTTCCATCTTGGTTTCCATGCGGTCGATGCGGCGATCCGCCTCTTCCTTCATCTCACGCATGGCTTGGTCTTTCATCGCCTTGGCTGCTTCCTCAAGCATCTCAGGCGGAACCGACTGTCCTTCTGCGTAGAGCGGCATGAGCTTCGCCGCCATCTTCGCTTGCAGTTGGTTAATTACATCCGGCGGCAGTTCTGGTATGGGTGTGGCCTCAAGACTCCATGGTCGATCTGAGCCTGTGCCTAGTAACGTATCCCGCAGCCAGCTTGTCGCTGCGCGGCACTTCACCGAGGTCAACTGAATATAAATGTCTGAGCCGCCCTGCTTCTGAATCTCGGCTAGCTTCTCCGGGTCATACTCACCGTTGCGCTGGCGCAAGCCTTTTAGCATGCGCTCTTCCAACTCTCGCTTGGCCAAGCGGGCGGTATCCCAGCGGGTTTTCACATGCGCCGCCAGCCCCTGAATGACGGGCTGTGCGTTCTGTTCCATCGCACGTTTCTTAGATTCCGCCTCTAAGTCGGCCACCCGTGCCACGGGCATGAGTGCAAGACCTGATCCGTTCATGGTATTTCCTAACCGCGATGCGTGATGCCCCTATGTACACTCACGGATGTGGCGTGTCAAGGTGCTAGGTATACATATATTGTACGCGCTTAACTTCCCGTCGAGTACTGGACATCGCCACCCCGCGTACGTTCATGTCGATCACACTGTCGGCGTACTGGTTGGCGTCGTGGACGTGGGAGTACTCGTTCTTGTCCGGGCTGTCTTCCAACTCGCCGTTCTTCTTAACCCGATACCGGTACCCCGACGAAAACCCTTTGATCAGCATCTGGCACCGAGGGTCTATTAAATACATCGCCTTCCCCTCCAGTTGCTGAGATAGCAACCGCTCAACCGCCTGTATCCGCAGCTCGGGCTTGTTCGACGGCGGCTTAACACACTTAAACCCAGCGGCCTTTAGCGCATCAACCAGCGTCATCTCGTTCAACTGAGTCTTGGCATATCCCGCCGGGTCAGGCGCACAGAGCACACTATATCCGGGGTAGTTGTTGGCCACGTACGGCGTTAGCTTGGTTCTGATGAACGTCTCGATGCCCATGTTCTCTGAGGTGATCTCACCAAGCGTCAACACACGCCCACGGGGGTCCCGCTGCTTAAACACCGCTGCCGGTGTGCGCCCGAAGTCG